GACTACCCGGACAGGTTGCGCGGCCCGAACCTCTCGTGGGCATACCTCGACGAGGCAGCCCTCATGTCAGAGCGAGTTTGGCAGGTGGTACTTGGGCGGTTGCGTGTCGGGGAGCCGAAAGCGTGGGTCACTACAACGCCGGCTGGCTACAATTGGGTCTACCGTTACTGGGTGGCTGAGAGACGCGGGAACTACGCTCTGTTCCGTTGCAGCACTGTCGATAATCGTTATCTGCCTGCCGGCTATCTTGATGACCTACGGGATAATTACACTGGTGAGTTTGCTCGACAGGAAATAGACGGAGAGTTTGTCGCATTCGAGGGGCTGGTGTACTCGGAGATGAAATCCGAGCTGCACGTTGTCCCGCCGGTGGCAGAACTCAAGGGCTACCGCCTTGTGCGGTCAGTGGACTATGGGTACACGAATCCATTCGTGTGCTTGTGGGGTGCTATCGACGGGGACGGGCGGCTCACGGTCTACGATGAGCACTACAGGCGAAAGACGCTGATACGTGACCATGCGGCAGCGATTGCGGCTCGGCATGGGTCGTTTGAGTGGACGGTGGCCGACCACGACGCCCAGGACAACGCCGAGATGCAGGCCTGTGGGGTGTGGACGTTGAACGCACGGAAAGAGGTGATTGCCGGAATACAGGCAGTCAAGGCTCGGCTGAACGTGGCGGGGGATGGCAGACCCCGCCTTTTCATTTGTTCGAACTGTGTGAACCTCCTCAAAGAGTTCGGCATGTACCGGTGGGCCGACAAGTCCGAAGGGCGAAACGAAAAGGAAGAGCCGTTGAAAGAAAACGACCATGCGATGGACGCCCTGCGGTACATGGTGATGCAGATTGACTACGCACCGCTTCCGAGGGTGACGTACATATAGGGGCTGCCATGGGTCTACTGACACGACTGATTGACGCGGTGCGCCCGCGAGTTATCAAAGACACACGGATCACTCCTAACAGCCCCACCCTCATCAAGATGTTCGGGCTCGCGGACGGCGACGAATGCCGAGACCCGTTTTCGCAGTTGCCCATAGTCTATGCAGCGATCCGGGCCGTAGGCAAGGTATTGAGTCAGACCGTGCTGAAGGTGAGCAAGGGCGAGAACGAGGTAGGGCCGAATGATCCTCTGGTAACGCTGCTGTCTGCGCCGAACCCCATGCAGTCTCTCTATGAGTTCAAAGAGGGCATCGGGGTCAATCTCCAAATCAAGGGCAACGCATTCATTGTGCTTGACGAGAAGGTGCAGAAAAACGGCTTGCCCATTGCTATTCGCTGCTGGCCATCCCGGTACTTCACTCCTAAGTACAACGGGTCAAACGAATGGGTAGGGTGGGATGTCAAGCGCGGCAAGGAGCCCGCCTACTTCCTGCCCCCCGAGCGTGTGGTCCACATATCGAACTACAACCCCAACGATGAGCTGATGGGGTTGGCGCCGATGGACATTCTCAAGATGACGTACAAGACCATGTGGGATGCCATGGTCTATAACAAGAAGTTCTTTGAGAACGACGGCACCCCGCCCATCATCTACAAGGCGCCGAATCCGCTACCCGACCAGTACCGCGACGCATTCAAGAAGGACGTGATCGAGCGGCGCAAGGGGAAGGCGCACGCACATGAGGCGCAGTTGATCGAGGGAATGGATGTGACCACCCTCGGATTCACGCAGAAGGACATTCAGTTTCTTGACCTCTTGAGGTACGCCCAGGAGGAAGTGCTCATGGTGTTCGGCGTCACGAAGACGCAGGTGAGCAAGTACGAGGATGTGAACTACGCCACGGCGCTTTCGCAGGACAAGGTGTTCATCAGCAACACCTGCATCCCGATCATGCGGCAGGTAGAGTCAGAGATCAACGGACAGTGGCTTGGCAGGCTGGGGTACACGGTACGGTTCGACGAGCGCAGCAACGAGGCGATGACGTATCTGTCGTCGGATGAGGCGGCGAAGTACGTCAGCCTTGTCAACGCCGGGATCATCGTTGCGAATGAAGCGCGGGAGAAGATGGGGTGGGAACCCGTGGCATGGGGAGATGAGCCGGGCGGGATGATGGATGCGCCTATCCTTCCTGTGCCGAAGGACGTTGAAGCGCAGCCCGTGGTGAACAAGGTTGCTGACCAGCCCTTGCCGCGGGAGCTTGTAGATGCGCTTGGCAAGGCTCGGCGGACCGAACTGTGGACGAGGCTTAACGACCGCATCCGCCCAGTGGAGACTCGGTGTGCCAAGGCGGTACGGCGGTACTTCTACGATGCGGAGAAGCGGGTACTGGCGGCCGTGCGCAAGCAGGTCGGCGGTGCGCTCGTGAAGGTGGCTGACCCCGACATCGACAACGCTTTCAATGACGACGAGCTGTACGCGATTCTGCGCAAGTACCTTGGACAGTCTGTTGTAATGGGCGCCGATTCACTCGGCATCCCAGACGTGAGCATCGAAGATCCCAACGTCACTCGCTACCTCGGGGAACGCGTGGAGTACATGAAGGGGATCAACGATACGGCCAAGGGAAAGATGAAGGACCGTCTGCATGAAGCCTTGGAGCAGTCGCTTGCGGACAAGCTGACCGAGGAGCAGCGCGTGGAGCTTGTGCGGCAGGTGCTCAATGAGGGTTTCGCGCAGTTGAAGTCACACGCTCGGTCCATCGCCCGTACCGAGGTGCACGGTGCGTTTGCCGAGGGCCGGTGGCAGGCATGCGAGGACATCAACCCGTCAGAAATTGAGTGGGTGTCTTCCCGTGACGTGTTTGTGAGGGACAGCCATCGTTACCTTGACGGGACGAGGGTGCCCTACGGGGATAGGTTTGCGAACGGGTGCCGTCACCCGCTGGATCCTGCCGGCGGCGCGGGTGAAGTGATCAACTGCCGCTGCACCTTCCAGATACACATTTAGGAGCTACCGACATGGAGAAGATTCTCTTTCGCGCGGCCTTGTCCAAGGCTGATAAGGACGGCATCTATTCGGCCATCGCTTCCACCGTGGAGGAGGACCGTGACGGGGAGATCGTGAATCCGTCGTCCTTCATCAACCTTGAGCGATTCGTCAAGGAGCAGGGGCCGATCTACTACCAGCACGCATGGCGGGCCGGGGAGATCGGAGAGGAGACCATGCCGGTCGGGAAGGTCGTCGGGGCATGGCAGGAGCCGGACAAGATCGGGGTGAAGTGGATCTTCGCGGACGGAGGGCCGATGGAGTTCGCCCCGAAGGTCAAGTGGATGGTGGACAACGGTTTCCTGCGCTTCATGTCCATCGGTGCGCTGCCTACCAAGTGGGAGTCTGACGAGCAGGGGCGGCGCGTCTATACGGAACTTGAACTGTTGGAAGTGAGTGTTGTAGGCATCCCGTCGAACCGTGGGGCCGCGATTCTCAATTCCGCCAAGGCTGCTGGAATCGAAATAACCAGCGAGGACATCGCCAAACTGTTCGGGCCGGAGCGGCTGAGTAAGTCTGCGCCTGATGGCGTGAAGCAGACCGAAGATGCCACGACCAAAGCACGGCAGTTGCGCGTCTCGTCTCTCGTTGATGCACTCAAGGAGATACACTTCTATGAATAAGATTGATCTGCTCAAGTCCCTGGTTGAGAAGACCACGGACAAGACCGAGCTTGACAAGCTCAACGCCGAGATCCTGGCCGAGGTTGCCAAGGAGGCAGGCGAGAAGGTGCGGGCCGAGATGAAGGCCGAGGCCGACGAGGCCGAGCGCCAGAGGATGCTCAAGGACGACAAGCCCAAGGCGTCCGGCATCGAGGTCGGCCTTCCCGACATCTACAAGGGCCGCCGGTTCAAGAGGGAACTGTCTGGCGTGCAGAAGCTCACCAAGAAGTGGGGAGACGAGAAGATCGCCGCGGCTGTCGTGAAGACGTGGCTGGACGGTCTTGACAACGCGAACCGCAACCCGATGAGCAAGGCCGTCATCGGCCAGTCCACCACGGGGAACGTCGGTGGCTACTTCGTGGCCCCCGAGTATCCCGATGCCTACTTTGAGTATGCATACGAGAACTCCCGTGCCTTGCAGATCTGCGACAACATCCCGATGAACAGCAACATCATGTATGTGCCTACCGATAGTGCGCGTGCATCGGTTGCCATCACCGCGGAAGGCACGGACGCCACTGTCACCTCGGCGTACTTCGCGCAGACCACGCTGACCGCCACCCGCATCGACGCCTTCACCGGCATCACGAATGAACTGCTCCAGGACCAGAGCATCGCGGTGCTCCCCATCCTGATCAAGCAGCTCACCGAGGCGGTGGGGCAGAAGGTTGACTCCTGCGTGTTCAACGGCACCGGCTCGCCCATGTCCAGCGTGTTCTCGGCCGCGGCTGGGTACTCCGTCGTGCTGGGCCTTGGAAGCTCGACCTTCGCCAGCGTGACCGCACACTCTCCGTTCCTTGAGGTCATTTCCAAGCTGCCTTCTGCGCGGCAGAGGAATGCACGGTGGGCCGCACACCGGACTCCGCTGTGGGCCTACATCTACAACGTCAAGGATGCGGCAAGCCGCCCCCTGTTCATCAATTCCACCGAAACCGCCGGTGTGGATGGACCCGTTGGCAAGATTCTTGGCTTCCCCGTGACGCAGCTCGAGTCTGGCAACGCTACCACGGCTGTGTCCACGGCGCCCATCGTGTTCGGGGACTTCTCTGGCGTCAAGATTGGCCATAGGCTCGACAGCATCGACCTGATGCTCGACCCGTACTCCATCGCCAAGAGCAACCAGACGCAGGTCTACCTCTTCACGAGGTGGGCTTTCGCGCTGGCCCTGCCGAACAACTTCGTCCGCCTTGTGACCTCCGCGTCGTAAGGGCTGGATGGAACAGGTACTCACGGGGGCCCCTTCGGGGGCCCCTTCCATTTGCTGGGCCAACGCTCTCCCCGAACAGGCAGGGAACGGGTACGGGTACAGCAATCACGCGAAGATGCTGAGGGCGGCCTGCGAGCGTGCGGGGAGTGTCAACGATCCGCTGTCCGACATGGCGGTGCATATCATCACGCCGGACAAGTTCATGCCGGTGATGGGCAAGTGCAACGTCTTGTACACGATGTACGAGTGCACGACGGTTCCCGATAGTTGGGTGGGGCCGATCAACCAGGCTGACGTGATCGTGGTGCCCTGCCGGCAGAACAAGGCGCTCTTTGAGAACTACACCAGGAAGCCCGTGGAGGTGTGCTGGGAAGGAGTGGACACCGATGCTTTCCCATACGTCAAGCGAACCATGCCGCTTGTGTCCCCGTTTGTTTACCTGTGGGTGGGTGCGCCTAATCCCCGTAAGGGGTTCGAGCATGTCGGGGCGGCGTGGGAGGGATGGCTCAAACAGGGACGGGTGCCATCGAATGCATGGTTGTACTGCAAGTCAAGCGGGGTCGCAAAGGGCGAGTTTGTCCAACGTGTTGACAAAGCACGCCTGATCATCGACACGCGGAACCTGTCCGTTGCGGAACTGTTCGGGCTGTACGAGAAGGCGCATGCGTTCCTGCTGCCGTCGATGGGGGAAGGGTTCGGCTTGACGCTGGCCGAGGCCATGAGCACGGGGCTGCCGTGTGTGTACACGCCATGGGGCGGGCCGCGGGACTTCATCGACGAGAGCTGTGGCTACCCGGTGAAGTGGCGGTTCACCAACGTGACGGCGCTCAAGATGGTGTCGGCCACGCAGCGGGAGGAGTTCCACAAGTCATGCGCGGCCTTTGCTGACGTTGACGACATCATCCGCAGGATGGACCAGATATACCATGCGTATCCCCGGGCGCTTGAGAAGGGGAAGAAGGCGGCCGAGCGCATACGCAAGCATTTCACATGGGACATTTCGGCGCGGTCGTTCCTTGACATCATCCGCAAGTATCAGGGGGAGGGGGAGTGGAAGCAAAGGTCAGCCTGACGACGAAGTGCAACGCACGTTGCCGTACCTGTCCGGTGTGGACACTGCCGGGCGAGACGATGAGCTTCGGCAACTGGGTCAAGGTGTGGGGGAAGTTGATGGACTCCCCGCGCATCACGCACGTCATGCTGAACAACACGGGGGACATCTACTGTGAGCCAAACCATGCGGAGTACCTGCAACTGGTTCACCGCAAGGCGGGCAAGCAGGTTGCCCTTACCACGAATGCCGTAGCGCTGGACATGGTGCCGGACGTTGACAACCTCGTGATCAGTTTCAACGGCGGGACGAAAGAGGCATACGAGCACACCGTTGGGGTGAGCTTTGATGCCGTGCGGCAGAACATCCGCTCGATGTACCCAGCTCTTACGCGGCTGCCGTATGTTGAGCTGCACTGCTTGATATGGGAAGGCAACGCGGGGAGTGAGCGGGCGCTGGTGAAGGAGTGGGAGGATTTCCCGGGGCGGGTGCGGATCTCGTACAAGTACGACAACCAGATGCGGGAAGACAAGACGCTGCCGCAGTACAAGGTCGAGCGGCGCATTCCGTGTGACTATCTGGGGAAGCTGTCCATCTGGCCTGACGGGCGGGTGGTGTCGTGTGCCCACGATTTCCAGGGTGTGAACGACTTCGGGAACATTCTCGTGGACGAGATTGATGACCTTGTGCGAAACCCCGCGCGGGTGAGCATGTGGGCAGCGCACGAGCGGCTTGAGTTCGGGGGGCTGTGCGAGAAGTGCAATTACAACACCCCGGCATCGGGCCGTGTGCTGTATGTGAAGTGAGGGAACCATGGCGCTGAACGGAAACGCGATGCTGACGTTGGCGCAGGCCAAGTCATTCCTGAGCATCCCGACATCAGATGTAGACTACGACGACGAGGTTACTGACCTCGTGAACATGCTGTCCGATCTGTTCTGCCGCTACTGCAATCGGGACACGTTTGTCAGCAGCGCCGTCATCGAGTACACGCAGGGCAAGGATGACGACACCCTGTGGCTCCGCAACCCGCCAATCGTGGAGACTGCATCGTCGGTCATCATCTGGATGGACTCTGATAGGCTGTACCCCGACAGCACGAGGTTGACGCGGACTGACTACGCGGTCGATTCCACCACGGGAAAGGTAACTTTCGTCGATGACTACTTCATCTCGAATATACTGTCCCTGAAGATCAGCTACATGGGTGGGTACTCCACGTTGCCGGGGGACCTGCTCTGGGCTGCGAAGCTGGCGGCAAAGTTCTTCTGGTCGATGAAGGAGCGGGTAGGGGTGTCGTCTGTATCGCAGGCGCAGGGGGGCAGTACCAGCTACTCGGACCTTGATGCGGAGAGCGGGCTGCCGGTTTCCATCACGGCGATCCTGAAGAAGTACCGCAGATGGTCGAGCTGAGCATACTTCGGGACGGAAGGAGCGACGCGGAGCGCAAGCTGGATGCGCTTCGGGCGCGCAGTTCCGACATTGACCGCAGGCTGCGGAACATGTTCGGGCAGCGGATCGTCGGGCATATCCAGAAGAACTGGTTGACCGGGCAAGCCCTCAGACGCAGGACGGGCTACCTCGCCAACAGCATCACGAAGATCGACGAGGGCCGGCATGCAACGTTTGTCGGAAGCTTCGGACCCCCATACGCGCGCGCGCATGAGCTTGGGGTGCCCCGCGGGAGCGTGCTGATACGGCCCAAGCACAAGAAGATGCTGGCATGGAAGGACGCGCAGGGGATGCACTTCGCCAAGGTGGTGAGGATGTACTTGCCGAAGCGCCCCTTCATCCGCCCTGCGATCGAACACTACTTCGACACTGACATGGCCGAGATCGACGCCAACAAATGGCTACAGGCCGAGCTTGACAAGGTGGGCACGTAATGGCCGTGAGCGTGACAAGCCACATAGAGGATGCGCTGTACGCAATCAGGGACTACGTAGAAGGCGGGTTTTCAACCTACCTCGAAGCGATGGACGCCCTGAAAGATGACGGGCTGGCACTGGACGACATCAAGGCCCACGTCGTCGGGGACATGGAAGCGCTCAAGCAGTCGCGCCACCCCATGGCCTTCTACTACCCCACGGAAATCACCGTGGAGCCTCTTGACCTCGGGGAAGACGAGATCCGCATGGAGCTGTATCTGGCAATCGTGCTCAAGGGTGCTGACGGCGACAAACTGACGATGAAGGCGCTGCGGTATTCAGAGTGCCTGCGCCAGCTTGTCAACGCCGACCACACGCTGGGCGGGGCATGTGACTATGCGCGGGTGTCGAGGGTGAACTACTACGCTTCCGAGCCGGGGGCCGAGAACCTCATGGAAATCGAAAGCATGCTGTCTGTGATTCTGACAGTGACCAACTAGGGGGATACCATGGCAATCATCCAGGGACAGGGGTCAAAGCTCCAGATCGGGCTTGAGTCCACATGGGGCACCAAGGTTGCCCCCACGGTGAACATCGGGTACACGAGCGAGAGCATGAAGTGGATTCCGAACTACAAGGCCGAGGACACTCTTGTAGGTGGAATCACCACTGGGAAAATGGAGAAGTTCGGGACGAAGGTCGAAGGGGATGTCAACCTAATCGTCCACCCCGATACAATCGGGTGGCTGCTGTGGGAGCACTTCGGCGCGGAAGGGAATGCGACGGCGGCAGGGTCGGCGTACTACCACGACTTCACCCATGTTGCCGCGGGAACCGCAACCAGCCTGCCGAAGTTCACCATGGTCATCGACAGGATCGTATCGACGTATGCTTTTGTATCGTGCAAGAGCGACACGCTGAAACTGTCCGCCAAGGTAAACGACTACCTGCGCGCCACGTTCTCCCTGCGCGGGCATTCGGAGGTCGGTTCGACCATCGTATCCTTGACCGACAGCACCACGCGAGCCCTCAAGTTCCACCATGCGACCATTTCCATCGGTGGCACGGCAACGGCTGACATCACGGGTTTCGACCTGACGGATTCCAACGCGCTCGACAACGACCATTTTGTCGCCAACGGGTCGGCATATATGGCCGAGATCGAGCCCGGGGCGCGGAGCATCACGGCGACCTGCGATGTTCTGTGGGATGCAACGCAGGCAGGGTTCCGGTCGTCCTATTTCGTGGCAGGTACTCCGTGTTCCGCGGTGATCACCTTCACGAGCGACGAGATGGTGGGCGGGACCGATCCGTACAAACTCGTGATCACGTTGCCCAACTGTTACATCACGGATTCGAGCCCAGTGGTGAGCGGGCCCGACAGGATCACGTACTCAATTTCCTTGACGGCGACACACCAGTCAAGCACCACGCCGATCACGGTACGAGTGTACGACGGGCGGTCAACCAAGTACTCGGCATAGAGGAGGGGGAATGGAGATCAAAGAAGCCCGGGCGACCGGGCTTTTTTATTGCCGTGTCGAGTTCGGGGAGTTCTTCGGTCTCGACAAAGAGGCGCTGTGGGTGCGCATGCGGGAAGCCACGGCGGAGGAGCTGGCGCAGTTTGCTACCAGTGACGCAAAGAAGGCGGGAGAGGCATTCATGGCCTTGCTGCCAAAGCTGATCACGGAAAGCGGTTTCACCGACAACGGTGTTTCGGCCAGCCCCGATGCCGTGGCTGACATCATCAAGGCCAAGGGGACGCTGTTCTCCTACGTGCTGCTCGAATGGCAGCAGTCCCTCCCTTTGGCGAAAGGGAAGTCCACGAAATCCGGGAAGTGATGCGGGACTTCCTTGGCGGCGGGGCTCCCGGGCCCGACACCGCTGAGTACCACGGCCGCTGGGGATACATGGCGCGGCTGTTCTTCATGGGCATCAACAGAGAGAACGGGACGCTACAGCACCTGCCCTACCCCGGCAGTCTGCTACAGCAGCCCGCAAAAACCCTGTCTGTGTTCGAGGTCATGCAGGGTTGCTTCATGGAACACGTCAACAGGCTGGCACGCGAGAGGCGATAGATGGCGAAGGCGAAGTTCGGATACCAGATCGTATCCGAGGACAGGACACAAGAGGGAGTCAAGTCGGCGCAGGCCGGGCTGAAGAACCTCGAAGGGTCCATGAAAGACATCAACAAAATCGCCGCCACACTCATGGGCGCAGGTGCTATTGCCGGTGTCACCATGGCGCTAAGGAAACTGTATCAGGGGGCATCGGAAGCAGAACAGGCGTTTGCCAAGCTGCACCCAGAGACGCAGAAGGCCAAAGGTTCCCTTGAGGATTGGAACCGCGCCATGGCGAACCTGAAAGCCGAGGGCGGGCGGATTGTGTCCGAGGTGATGACCCCGCTTCGGGCGCTGTTCCTTGACATCATAGACCCTATCGGTTCAGCGACCAGGGAACTGTCTGCGATGAACGCCGAGCTTGGCAAGCTGGGCGACAAGTACACGTCGGGGGCAACCAAGTACTTCACGTCCATGAAGGACGCGCAGACGGAGTTGACAAAGGCCACCCGCGAGCACAACAGGGCGCAGCAGGAACTTGCCGAGACCATGCGCAACAGGACGCGGATGCAGGGCGCAAAGCCCGACCTGTATGCGCAGCTTCCGGGAATGTCTGCCGGGGACAGCTTCGCCTATCAGGAAACCAAGCTGATGCAGTGGCAGCAGTCCATGGACATCATCGACCGTCAAGCCGAGGAACTGCGGGCCATCATCGGCAAGACAAGCTACTTGATGACCGAGATCCCCAAGTGGATCAAAGAGAACACGAAAGCGGCATCGAACATCCCCGTTGTCGTGGCAGAGACCGTGAAGCGGCTTGACTACTCCATGTTGCAGAACGCGGCAGTAGGGGAGGTGATGGCATCGCGTCCCCCGGCGTGGCTGGCCGGATTCGGGGGCGCTGGATACGGGCAGGCACCGAAGGGTGAAACGGACTGGTTCATGGAGCAGCGGGCGAACGCACTCGGAGCGGCATCCGATGAGCGCAACCCCGTTGACACTATCTCGCAGCTCATGCAGGCCCTCGGGGTGCTGGGCGGCACGTTCTCCTCGGTCGCCATGATCATGCAGCCCATGCAGATCGTGTTTCAGGCCATGCTTGACGTGCTGACCCCGGTCATGGATTCGGTGATTGCTCCACTCATCGGAGCGCTGTCGATCGTTGGGCAGGCTCTCGGGCAGGTTCTGGCACCGATCCTCATTGCCCTGTCTCCGATCATCGAGGCAATCAGCAAAGGCTTTGTCTGGTTGTACAACAATATCATCGTTCCCATCGGGAATGGAATCTGGGCGCTGTTCACAAACATCGGCAACACAATCAAGTGGGTGGTGGACAAGATCGTTGCCCTTGGAACCACCATCTGGTACATCGTGTCCTTCCAGTGGGGCAAGCTGGGCTCGGTGAGTTGGGGCGATGCACTCCCGCAGAGAGTGACAGCGCAGGAGGGGCCGCTCTCCCAGATCGGAGTAGGAGACTTGTCGGCCGCCGGGACAACCTACCAGACCAGTCAGGGGTCAAGTGCATCCTACTCGCAGGCCCGCCCCATCACGGTCAACGTCGTGGTCAACACTGACGTCATAACCGGGGAAAGCGGAGGATTCCGCGAGCTTGCCATCAAGATGCAGGGCGAGATTGAGGCCGTGCTGGCCTTGGGGCTTGCCTGATGGCGTGGACATTCACTCTCGACTACCAGGACGGCGAGGGCGTTCGCGACATCATGGGGCTTGTGGACGCCGAGTCCATTCTGCGCCGCCGCCGCATCTGGAACAAACTCGCCCCCACCGTCAACACGCTCACCTTCCGCATGAAGTGGGATTCCACTCACATGGCTCTGTTGATGACCACGGTGAAAGACATTCTTGTCGCGGTCAACGATGGTGACGGCAGCGCCTACTTCCGTGGCACGGTCAAACCGAACTTCTCAGTCAATACGGGCGTGCGCCCGGACTACATCCAGATAGAGTGTGTGGACCGGTCGTGGCTGCTGCAAAAGAAGATCATGTCCAATATCAATTGGGCGGGCTACACTGTCAGCAACCCATCGACCACGGCAGCATCCATCGTCCACCAGTTGATGGTGGGGGCGGGGTATTCGCTGTCAGATGTGTCGTCGTCGATACCTACCGTTGCCAAGACGATAGCAAACTTCATCGTGATCAAGGGCGACACGACGTACTGGGAGGCGTTGCAGAAGGTCACGTTCGAGTTCGGCTACACGTTCTATTTCGGGGACGATGGGAAACTTGACCTGTTCCACTTCGCCCCGGCCTCTGTGACTGCGGCGGGGTCATTCACGAATGCAAACATGATCGGAACCCTTGGGCTGCGGCGGGCGCAGCGTGAGTACGACGGATGCCGCGTGAAGTGGTACGGGCTCAAGACGTTCCAGGACGTCGTGGTGGCATCCGACACGAGCGGCGGCAACGGTGTGTACAAGGCGCTGATCGCCGTGCTTGCCAGCGACTACTACCCCGAAGCGTCCGAAACGTACAGTACGTACATCGACTATACGTACCAGGACTATGAGGTGGTTGCCGTCACCTCGGCATCGCTTGACCTCGTAGGGGACGCCGCGATTTCCACGGTGGTGTTCACTGACGAAATCAAGCGGGCGCGGGTGCAGATTGCTAACACTGACGGGGCGGCTACCAAGTACATCTACAAGTTCGACGTTGTGGGCGATGCCATCTGCAAAGACACCTACAACTGGACCGAGGCACCGTCTCCGCTCACCTCAGACAAGGTTCTGGAAGTAGACACGCAGTGGATTTCAGCGGCGGGCGATGCACAAACTCTGTCCGACGCGGTGAGTCAGTACCACAGAAATGTTGAGTTCACCTACCAGTTGAGAAGCCGCGATAGCTACGACCCCGGGCAGTATGCCGACGTAGAGGAATCCTCGTGGCTTTCCATCGACAACCTGTGCGTTGTCGTGGAGGTAGTGGACAACGATCTTCTGTGGTCGCTGAACGGGAACACGCCGATCCGCACGTACACCCTCGAGGGCGTGGCTGCATACAGCGCAGGGACCACGGGGACAAGCCAGACCGCGGTGCCGCCAGTAGTGCCCAAGCGCACGGATGGGTACACCGTGGCGGCCGCAGGGTCAACGATGGACTGCGATGTTCGTTGTGACGGGATGGCAGACCAGACGGAGATCAACGCAGCAATTACGCTTGTCTCGGGGGCGGGGGGCGGGACGGTGTACCTCGTGGGCGGCCAGTTCAACGTGACCGCCGCGATAGAGGGCGCGTCCAACGTGACGCTGTGGCTGGATAGCAGCTCCACGATTGAGAAGAACTGTGACGACCGGGCGATTGAAGTGGTGGGGACAAGCGGCACGCACAAGACGAACTTCTACCTGTGCGGCGGCGGGTCCATCACTCGAAACGCATCGGACACATACGCCCAGCCTCTCGTGCACTTTGAGTACCTCGATGATTCCTATGTTGACAACGTGCTGGTTGATGACTCCTACGGAGATGGGGTCTACGTGGTCAACTGTGACACGATCAAACTGGGGGCGGGGGTGAAGATCACGAATTGCGCGGGTACGGGCTTGAAGGTAGTGCAGTCCATCGTTGTCGGCGCGGCTGCGGTGGCGATTGCGGCCTGCGGCATCGGCTACGAGTGCTGGCCGTCTCTGGCAACGGACATGATTTCGCACGGTGACTGCGAGTCCACCGACGAGCCAATGCTCGACAGCGAGACGGTGCCGTATGTGTTGAACACTTCTGCCGCAAGAAGCAACGAACAGAGCCATACGGGAACGTATTCCTACAAGATAACGATGACATCTGATTCAGCAGGAAACTACCACCTTGAGGATAGTGATTCTTCATCAGATTTGCATGGCCTGACCGCTGGCAAAACCTATTTGGTTGATATGTGGGTCTGGCTTGTGTCCGGTGCTGGAGAGATTGCCGCAAGTGAAGTCTCTCTAAGGATGAATGATTCTGACTCGATCTCTCAGACTTCTCCGCGCGCAGTATATGGTGCATGGCAAAGGGTGTCTCTGTGCAAAAGGTTTGCTGACACCGCTACGGGATGCATGCTCTATCTGAACTTCAACGTTAGTTCGAAGTCGGGGAAGTCGATTTATGTAGACGACGTACACGTCTACGAGTTCGACGACACCGACTCCGGCTGCGCCATCGTCAATTCATCCGTCTCCGACTGCACCGACACCGGCATCCTTATTGCCAACAGCCACGTACAGGTCCAAAACAACCAAGTCACCGGCAACACGAATGCCGGCATCGTCATCGCGGCAGGGTACAGGAACCTCGTCACTGGCAACCGGTGCCAGAACAACGGAAGCGACACCGGGATTGCAAACGACAATCAGGACAACTTCTACGACGCCGGCATTGACACGAATATCAGCGGAAACTCATGGCAGTCGCCCGTCACGGGGGAGGCAAGTTGGGGCGAGCCTAAGTTCCACTTCTACGACACAGGGTCAAGCAACCCCGCCGACTCGGACGTACACGAGATAGACCTGTCGGGGCAGGTCCCGGTAGGCGCGAAGGGGGTGGCGGGCTTTATCACCTCCGCAAGCGGGACACTCGGCGACTATGTGATTGTGACGGATTCGACGGGTACAAACACCTACGGTATCGCGCGGGTGACTGACGCCACGACCTCCGCGGACGGCTTCTTCTTCTCACCGCTCACCTCCGCACGATCCATCTATGTCAAGGCAAACAACTCGCGAGTGACGGACCAGAGAATCCGCACGCTGGTCTATTTCTCATAGTAAGGACACCCCCATGGCTGACATCGCTGACTTCATCGAACTGCGGGGCCGCGTGGACCAGACGGAGAAAGAATGCACTGACCACCGTGACAGGCTGGATGAACACGACAACGCACTTGAAGCCCGCAAGGAAGACACGAATCGTCTCATCCGCTGGGCTTTCGAGGGAAACGGCAGCAGCGCCGAGTCGCGGTTGACTGCCGTGGAGGACGGGCTCCTGTACTACTCCCGGGAGCGCATCGTCCAGCGGTTGAATTGTGTGGAGGGTGACATGGCTGCCGTGCAACGGATTGCTGACCATGCGATACAGACGGGTGTCAATGATGCGGTGAACACGACGCTGGACAAGCGCGAGCGGACGACCATCGCCAAGATCAAGGCATGGGGGCCGTGGTTTGCCACAGGCGTTGTGCTCCTGTTGGGAATCCTCGACAAAGTGCTGTAGCGGTTTGCTGAGTTCTGTAGCGCATCACGCCCCGGAGACGGGGCCTTTTCATTTTCAAGGGGGATACATGGTTATGACATCGACGCTGAGCCTGACTGCGGGTGCGCAGATTCAGGCGGTGCTGGCAAAGTATTGAGGTAAATAGTGAGCTTCACGTTTGTCGCGGTACAGACTGGAACGGGAAACGGCGTCACATCCATAGCAACCGGTAGCACTCTTAACGTAGCCGCCGGGGATCTCCTGATCGGGATGGTAGGGGTTTATAACGACCCCGGCACCGTTACGATGGCAGATTCGGACGGCACGACAAATGTGATGACGATGCTGGACAAGAAAGCATCTGGGGGAGGACTTTATACTCGAATCGGGTATGTCCTTTCCGCAACCGCAGATGCCACGGCGTCTATGACTGTGACCGGCACAAGCAACCTTGGATATGCGGGATGGATCGTATATCAGTTCCGCCCCGATGCCGGTGAAACGGTATCATACGAAAGTTCCGACATCGACGCGACCGGGTCAAGCACCACTCCGCAGACTGGTGACATGACCACCACCGGAACCGATGAAGTGATGGCGGCGCTACTGTACTTGTACAACGGGAAGCAATGGTCTGGGAACAGATGGATTGCGGATGTTGAAGCCGACGGGGCAACATCTCCCCGTAACGAAGCCCATGCTTGGTACAACATTTTCTCAGAGACAAAGACGGACGCCCATGCTCAGGCTCTTATGGGTGGATCTGACACTTGGCTTATCGACATGGTGGCGTTCAAGAGTGCTGCGGCGGCGGCAAGCGGCAATCCGTGGCATGCGTATGCGCAGCAGTAGGGGGATGATCTATGCCTGACCTCTGGATGGATGTGGATACCGCGCTGGCGGAAGTGCCTGTCAATATCATGCCTCTGCTCGACGACACCGATTTCAAATCGCGCGAGACCACTGTCGCCTACAACGCCGGCGGGATGGATCTCGTGTGGAACTTCATCACCACGGCGGGGGCCTACACGCAGACCGCAGTCACGCCGACAACGGGCGGGAACTACGACTGGGCGCATCAGGGCGACGGCATGTACTCGATCGAGATACCCGCAAGCGGCGGCGCCTCGATCAACAACGACACCGAGGGTTTCGGGTGGTTCACGGGAATTGCGACGGGCGTGCTTCCGTGGCGTGGTCCGACGATCGGTTTCCGCGCCGCGGGGCTGAACAACGTCCTTGTGGACGACGCCTACAGCGCCACGCGCGGGCTCACGGGCACGGCGCTCCCCGCGGCTGCGGCCGACGCGGCAGGTGGGCTCCCGATCTCGGACGCCGGCGGCCTGGACCTCGATTCGAAGCTCGCCAACACGAACGAAGTGACTGCTGCCCGCATGGGCGCCCTCACTGACTGGATCAACGGCGGCAGGCTCGACCTCATCATCGACGCAATCCAGGCGTGCACGGACCGGCTCACCGCGGCGCGGGCGCAGGTTCTCGACGACTGGATCAACGCGGGCCGCCTGGACAACATCCTTGACGCCCGTGCATCGCAGACATCAGTGGATACCATCGACGGCATCGTGGACACGATCGTAGCGCGGATCGTTGGGACGATTGCCGCAGGTACGCACAACCCGCAGTCCGGCGATGCATACGCACGGCTTGGGGCCCCGGCGGGCGCCTCCGTCAGCGCGGACGTTGCCGCAGTAAAGAGCGACACCGCCGCGATTCTTGTTGACACCGGTACCACGCTACAGGGCGAGCTTGACGGCATTCAGGCCGATACAGAGGACATTCAGTCTCGCATTCCAGCGGCGCTTGTCAGTGGGCGCATCGACGCGAGCGTAGGCGCCATGGCGTCCAACGTCATCACCGCCACTGCGATCAACACCGGGGCAATCACGGCTGCAAAGTTCGCAGCAGGGGCGATTGATGCTTCTGCGGTAGCCGATGGTGCAATCGACGCGGCCACCTTCGCGGTTGGGGCCATCGACGCAACTGCTATTGCTGACGGTGCGATTGATGCGGCTACCTTTGCGGCAGGGGCAATCACGGCTTCTGCCATCGCCGCTGACGCTATCGGGGCAAGCGAGTTGGCGGCCACCGCTACGGCCGAGATTGCCGACGCGGTATGGGACGAGCTTGTGTCCGGTCATGCCATCGAAGGATCGGCAGGCGCGGCCCTGTCCGCAGCCGGCGGGTCAGGAGACCCGTGGTCTACTGTGTTGCCGGGCGCATACGGCGCCGGCACCGCTGGAAAGATCATCGGTGACAACCTCAACGCACCCGTGGCAACGGTTGATACCGTGGTGGACGGGCTGGCAACAGAGCTTGCCAAGGTACCAAAGTCGGACGGGGCGGCATCGTGGAACGCGACGGCGCTTGCCGCGATCCAGTCTGAGGCAACCGACGCGCTGAATGCCTACGACCCGCCGACGAAAGCAGAGATGGACACCGGTCATTCTTCTCTGGCAACGGCCGCCGCTCTTGCCACCGTTGACACTGTGGCGGACGCGATCCTCGTAGATACGGGGACTGACCTTCCTGCTGCAATCACGGCCCTGAACGATGTCAGCACGGCAGAAGTGCAGACGGCGTGCGATGCGGCCCTGTCGGCGGCAATCTCCGAACCTGCGAACCTCTCCGCAACCAAGAGCGTCAAGAGCCTGCTGTACTGGGTGTTCGGGCGGTTCTTCCACCGCACGACGCAGACCGCTACCCAGCAGATCACCTACAAGGCAGACGGGACGACTGCGCTTGCCACGCGGACGGTCAGCGATGACGGGACGACGCAGGTCCTGGGGGCTGGGTCGTGAGGATAGACGAGTTCTCGAACATGGGGGCCGGCGCTGCCGGCCTCTCTGATACCGAGCGCGTGCGATTCGCATGTTTCGGGTTTGACATTGCGTCGTCTGCACTGGCGCTGGCAATCGGGCTCGCAGCCGTGACCTTCACGGCCTCTAAGCCTGACGCGGTATTCACCGGATCGGCCCCCGTGGCACGGTTCACGGCGACAAAACCCGACATGACTTTCACCGGGAGCAAGTAACATGACAGTCAACGAAAGAAGCACACTTGCCATCCTCGTGGAGTTCTTCGACGAAACGGGAGCGGCCGTTACTCCTACCTCGGCATCCTTTTCCCTCGTGAACGAAGACGGGGACATCATCAACAGCCGGAATGCGGTGTCTGTCACCCCGGCTGCGGGGTCAGCGGTGATCGTGCTGACCGGGGCCGACCTCGCCTTGACGGCGGGAGAAAACGGGAAGCGGAAGGTGCTTGTGCAGGCGCTGTACAATTCGACAAACGGCACCGGTCTGGCTATCCGCAAAGAGTACAGTTTCACCGTTGGCAATCTCGTCGCTGTAACCTGACGAAAGGACTACATGGGTAGACTACTCGAAGAGCTTCACCCGGCGGTGATCAAGGCCGCCGTCACCGCGGTCCAGATCCTCAGAGACAAAAAGATACCGTTTGTTGTGACATCCACACGCCGGACTGCCGAGGAGCAGGCAGCCTACTACGCGCAGGGTCGGCGCACGCTTGAATCCGTGAACCTCCTGCGCGACAAGGCCAAGATGCCACGCATCACAGCGGCAGAGAATGGCTACGTCGTCACGAACTGCGATGGAGTGAAGGTCAAGAGCCGGCACCAGGGCGGCAAGGCAATCGACGTTGTACCGGCCAATGAGCGGGGTAACCCGGTCTGGCCGCCAAAGGATGACAAGCGGTGGTGTGAGATTGCGGCGGTGATGAAGGCGTGCGGGTTTGAGTGGGGCGGGGAATGGGTACAGTTTCCAGACCTCCCGCACTACGAGATGGCATAGGAGGCCACATGGACTGGAAAGAGATGGTGTGCGTAGCGGTGGCGGTGGTCGGGATCTTGCAGTGGCTCAAGGGTCTGTTGCCGGCGGTGAAGCCGTGGGTGTGGGCGGCGGCCTCGGTGGTGGGGTGCCTCGGGCTGGCCGCGGCTTTCGCCTACCTTCCGGCATTCGTCAGGGTCGGGGTGGTCGCGCTTGCCCTCGCGCAGCTCGGCTACGAGACCATCGTGCAGCTCGTGAAGCGGAAAATCGAGAGCCTGTGATCTCCCGCATCGACATCCTCGGGGTGGCGTACAAGGTCAAGAGCGCCGCCCCGGGGTCGAT